GAGACGTTCCCGGCCGCCGTTGCATGGCCCGCCGAACCTGCCCCATTCACGCCCCCGCCGGCAATCCCGCCGATTGCTACGCAGCCAGGCACCGAACCCGCGCCGGAAACCCCGGCCACCCCCGCGTAACGCCGAAAGCGTCGCGAGCTGCAACCCGCCCTTTCACTGCCCTCTTTAAACAGGAATTCATATGGCAACTGACTATCACCACGGCGTACGCGTTCTCGAAATCAACGAAGGCACGCGCCCGATTCGCACCGTATCGACGGCCGTTGTCGGGTTCGTCGCGACCGGCCTCGATGCTGACGCGGCAATGTTCCCGCTCGATACGCCCGTGCTGCTGACGAACATTCAGGCGGCGATCGGCAAGGCCGGCGACAAGGGCACGCTCGCGCGCACGCTTCAAGCCATGTCGGCACAGGCGAAGCCCGTCACTGTCGTCGTGCGCGTTGCTGATGGCGTCGACGATGCCGCGACGACGAGCAACGTGATCGGCACGACTGCGGTCGGCGGCGGTTATACCGGCATGCAGGCGCTACTCGCGGCGCAATCGAAACTCGGCATCAAGCCGCGGATTCTCGGCGCACCGGGCCTCGATACGCAACCTGTCGCGATGGCCCTCGGCACGCTTGCGCAAAAGCTGCGCGGCTTTGGCTATATCTCGGCGAATGGTGCAGAAACGAAGGAAGCGGCGACCACGTATCGCAAGCAGTTCAGCCAGCGCGAGCTGATGGTGTTGTGGCCGGATTTCCTCGGATGGGACACGACCGCGAACGCGGCGACCTCGATCGATGCGACGGCGATTGCGCTCGGACTGCGCGCCAAGCTCGACGAGCAAAGGGGCTGGCAAAAGACGATTTCGAATGTCGGCATCAACGGCGTCACGGGCATTAGCCGCGATGTATTCTGGGATTTGCAAGACCCCGCGACCGATGCCGGCTATCTGAACGAACAGGACGTGACGACGCTGATTAACTCGAACGGTTATCGCTTCTGGGGTTCGCGTACCTGCTCGGATGATCCGCTGTTCGAATTCGAGAACTACACGCGCACCGCGCAAGTGCTCGCCGACACGATGGCCGAGGCTCAAATGTCGTTCGTCGACGTGGATCTGCATCCGTCAATCGTGCGCGACATTATCGAAAGCATCAACGCGAAATTCCGCGAGCTGGTTTCGAATGGCTATCTCATCGGCGGCTCGGCTTGGTACGACGATAGCGTGAACGACGAGGACACGCTCAAGGCCGGCAAGCTCTCGATCGATTACGACTACACGCCGGTTCCTCCGCTTGAAAATCTGATGCTGCGCCAACGCATCACCGACCGCTATCTGATGGACTTCGCCTCACGCATCACGGCCTAACTAGGAGCAATTAAACATGGCATTGCCGAAGAAACTAAAGAATTTCAACCTGTTCCAGAACGGCGAGAACTTCGCGGGACAGGTTACGGAAATCACGCCCCCGAAGCTGTCGCGAAAGATGGAGGCATATCGCGGGGGCGGCATGAACGGCCCTATCGATATCGACCAGGGGCAAGAGGGCATCGTGCTCGAATGGACGGCCGGCGGCTTCATGCGATCGGTATGCGCGCAATACGGCATCACCAAGCATGACGGCGTGCAACTGCGCTTTGCCGGCGGATACCGCGCCGAGGATTCGACGAAGCACGACTCTATCGAGATCGTCGTGCGCGGCCGTCACAAGGAACTCGATTTCGGCAACGGAAAGCCGGGCGACGACACCGCTTTCAAAGTTTCGACGACTTGCAGCTATTACAAGCTGACGATCAACGGCGAAACCGTTATCGAAATTGACCTCATCAACATGGTCGAAAACGTCAACGGCGAAGACCTGTTGGCCGATCTGCGCAAGGCAATCGGCCTGTAACGCGGACGTGTCCCCTTCCCCGCCTGGTCAAGCACCGGGCGGGCATCAACGACCCAATCTGAACAGAGAAAGAAATGACCGAACAAGCCACGCACGCACACCACATCGCCGACGCCGGCCATTCGCACGGCATCTCCGATCCCGGCCATTCGCACGGCTTCACGCCGGCGGCGGTGCAACCCAAGCCGAACACTGTCACGCTCGATGCGCCGATCACGCGCGGCGAACAGGTAATCAACGAAATCACGTTGCGCAAGCCGGCCGCTGGCGAGCTGCGCGGCACGTCGCTCAATGCGCTCGTGAATCTGGACGTCGACGCGCTCGGCAAGGTGTTGCCGCGCATCTCGTCGCCGACGCTCACCGAGTTTGACGTGCAGCAGCTCGACCCCGCCGACCTCGTGCAATTGGGGGTGGCGTTCGCATCTTTTTTGCTGCCGAAGCGGGCGAGCTAGAAAACGGCATTCCCGACCGCGTTGAAGAAGCGATGGCCGATATCGCGACGGTGTTTCACTGGACACCGCGCGATATGGAAGGCCTGACACTGGCCGAGCTGGCCGACTGGCGCGAGCGTGCGCGCGTGCGCTCGCCGTATGGAAGCGAATAACGATGGCAAACGGTAACGACCTCAAATTGCGCGTGCTGTTCGACATGGTCGACGGCGCAACGAAGCCCCTGCGAAACATCCTCAACGGGAACAAGGGCCTTGCGAAGTCGCTCAAAGAGTCGCGTGAAGAACTCGGCAAGCTGCAACGCACGCAAAAGGACGTGGCCGCGTTTCGCGAAATGCGTGTCGGCCTGAACAGCACGGCGCGCGACATGCAGAGCGCGCAATCGCGCGTCGCCGAGCTGGCCCGCACGATCGGCTCGACGGACTCGCCGACGAAACAGATGGTCGCCGAGTTTGAGCGCGCGAAGCGCACTGCCGCGCAGCTCACCGCCGAGCACGAGAAACAGGCCGACAAGGTGCGCGCGCTGCGCGATCGCCTCGCGGGCGCCGGCATCGATACGCGCAATCTGTCGCAGCACGAGCGCGACTTGCGTTCGAGCATGGCCGCAACTATCGGCGTGATGACGACGCAGCAAAGCAAGCTCGCCGACCTGACCACTCGCACGAAGCGGCTCGCAGAGGCGCGCGAGAAGATGAACAGCACAAAGGAACTCGCCGGCTCGATGGCGGGCACTGGCGCGAAGATGATGGCCGGCGGCGCTGTGGTCGGCGCTGCAACGCTCCTTCCGATCGCGGCCTATGCACAGGCCGAGGAAGCGGCGACGCAGCTATCAAGCGCGATGATGCGCGCGGGCGGCGTAGTCCCCCCGGAATTCGAAAAGATCAATACGCTCGCGATGAAACTCGGCGACCGGCTGCCCGGCACGACCGCCGATTTCCAGAACATGATGACGATGCTCGTGCGCCAGGGCATCCAGCCGGAAACGATTCTGGGCGGCATGGGCGAGGCGACCGCCTATCTCGCCGTGCAGCTCAAGAAAACGCCCGAGGCGGCGGCCGAATTCACGGCGAAGCTGCAAGACGCCACGCGCACGACCGAGAAAGACATGCTGTCGCTGACTGACGTTATCCAGAAAACGTTCATGCTTGGCGTCGACGATAACAACATGCTCGAAGCGTTTTCCAAGCTCGGCCCCGCGATGGACACCATCAAACAGAAGGGTCTGGACGGCGCAAAAGCGCTCGCGCCCCTGCTGGTGATGGCTGATCAACAGGGCTTGATCGGTGGCTCGGCCGGCAACGCATTCCGCAAGGTGTTCCAGCTCGGCATGGACGGGAAGAAGGTCGCGAAGGCTAACAAGATGCTTGCGCCCGCTCAACGCCTCGAATTCACGAACGGCAAGGGCGAATTCGGCGGCCTCGATAATATGTTCGCGCAGCTGGCGAAGCTCAAGCGACTCGACACGCAAAAGCAGCTCGCCATACAGAAGGAGATCTTCGGCGACGACGCCGAAACGCTTTCGGCCGTTTCACTGATGATTAACAAGGGCAAGGCCGGCTACGACGAAGTACAGGCAAAGATGGTCGCACAGGCGTCGATGCAGGAGCGCGTGAACAAGCAGCTCGGCACGCTTAAAAACCTGTGGGACGCGGCGACCGGCACCTTCACGAATGCCCTCGTCGCGTTCGGCGCATCGATCGCGCCTGAAATGAAAGGCGTTGTCAGATGGCTCGGCGACATGGCGCAAGGCCTGGGCGAATGGGCGCGCGACAATCCGAGGCTCGCTAACGGCCTAATGAAAGTCGCGGCCGGCGTCGCGCTGCTGCTCACGGCCGGCGGCGCTCTCGTCGTGATGCTCGCCGGCGTGCTCGGCCCGCTCGCTGTCGTCAAATTCAGCATGACGGCGCTCGGCATGCAAGGCGGCATTCTCGCGCGCGTGCTCGGCCTCGGCGCGACCGCATGGCGCGTATTCGCATCGGCCGCGATGTTCGCCGGCCGCGCGATGCTGATGAACCCGATCGGCCTTGCGATCACCGCGATCGCAGCGGCGGCGCTCGCAATCTATGTCTATTGGGAGCCGATCAAAGCATTTTTCGGCGGCCTATGGGCGCAGATTCAACAGGCGTTCGCCGGCGGCATTTCAGGCATCGGCGCACTCATCGTCAATTGGTCCCCGCTCGGCCTGTTCTATCAGGCGTTCGCGGGCGTGCTGTCATGGTTCGGCATCGACATGCCGGCGAAGTTTTCGGAATTCGGCGGCAACCTGATCGCCGGCCTCGTCAACGGCATCACTAGCGGCCTCGGCGCGGTACAGGCGGCGATCACCAACGTCGCGACAAGCACGGTCGGATGGTTCAAGGAAAAGCTCGGCATTCATAGCCCGTCGCGCGTGTTCGGCGAGCTGGGCGGATTCATCACGCAAGGCGCGGCGATCGGCATGGAAGGCGAGCAAGGCCGCATCGCGAAAGCCGCGGTCGGTCTCGCGACGCTCGCCGCGACCTCGTTCGCGGCGCACGGCGTACAGGCGGCCGGCACGCCCGCCGGCGGCCCCGGCGTGGCAATCGATACCCGCCCTGCCCTGCAAGCCCCGCCAGCGGCCGGAAAATCGGCCGGCGGCGCATCGGCGGCCGGCGGCGACACCTACATCTTTCAGATTTCCGGCGGCGGCGCTGACGAAATCGAAACCCGCATTCGCAAGGTGCTCGCCGACATTGAACGCAAGAAGGCCTCGCGCGTTAGCTCGCGCCTGTCCGATTAACGGAGAAAGAAACGATGATGATGTCGCTCGGTCAGTTCGTTTTCAGTCTGTCGACACTGGCGTATCAGGAGCTGCAACGGCGCACGAGCTGGAAGCATGCGAGCACGTCGCGCGTCGGCGGGCGCAACGCCCGGCAATTCACCGGCGCCGGCGATGACACGATCACGCTGACGGGCTGGTTTGCGCCCGATCAGGGTATCGGCAAGCTCTCGTCGCTTACCGAGCTGCGCACGATGGGCGACGAAGGCGACGCGTATGCGCTCGTCGACGGCACGGGCTCGGTGTACGGCGCTTTCGTGATCGAAGGCGTCGACGAAGGGCAATCACTTCACCAGAAGGACGGCACGCCGAGGCGCATCGAATTCACGATCAACCTCACGCGCGTCGACGACGGCCTCGTGAAAACCAAAACCGAGCCGGCGAAGGACAAGGCGCAATGAAGCAACCGACGCCGATCTATCAGATCACACTCAACGGCAAAGACCTCACGAGCAGGATATCGCCGCGCCTGAGTCACCTGTCGCTCGACGAGTCGCGATCGGACGAAGCCGATACGCTGATGCTCTCGCTCGACGATGCCGATGGAAAGCTCGCGCTACCCAAGCGCGGCGAAGTCGTGCGCGTGGCGTTCGGATGGTCCGATACTGGCCTCGTCGACAAGGGTTCTTTCACGATCAACGAAATCGAACACGCCGGCTCCCCGGATATGCTGACCATTCAGGCGCGATCGGCCTCAATGACAAAAGGCCTCGGCGAGCGAAAGGAAAAGAGCTGGCACGGCGAAACGATCGGCGCGATCGTGCGCAAGATTGCCGGCACTCACGGACTCAAGCCGGCGATCGCCGACGCGCTCGCGAAAATCGTGATCGCGCACATCGATCAAACGCACGAGTCGGATATGTCGTTTCTCACGCGCCTCGCGAAGCGTTACGACGCCGTGATGAACGTGAAAGACACGCACCTGCTTTTCGTGCCAATCGGACATGGCACAAGCGTAAGCGGCAAGGCGCTCACGGCGATCGAGCTGACGCGCAAGGAAGGCGACCGGCATCGCTATCACGTATCGGAGCGCGAAAACTATGCGGGCGTGCGGGCGTTCTATCACGCGACCGGTCGCGCGAAACGCAAGTCGGTTGTCGTCGGCGGCGAGAACGAGCACAACATGAAAGTGTTGCCAGAGACCTACCCGACCGAAGCCGAGGCACGCGCGGCGGCAACGGCCGAGCTGAACCGCACGCAGCGCAGCCAAGCGACGATGACCTATACCCTCGCGCTTGGCCGGCCCGACCTCTATCCCGAGGTGCCCGTTTATCTGAATGGATTCAAGCCTGATATCGATGCCGAATCATGGCTTGTGAAAAAGGTGCGGCACGAGATAGACGACAACGGCGGCTATACGTCCGACCTCGAACTCGAGACGCGCGACGATCCGACGAGCGACCGGCACCGGTCACACTTCCGAAAGGGCGGGCAATAAAAAAAAGGCCACGGTTTCAAGCCGTGGCCCTTTCGCTTTACAGGTCGCCGGAAGTCACTTCACCCGGGCGGCGGGGCCGGCACGGATTGCCTGCTACGCATACCCATGTATGCGCCTCGATATATTGCTTCTCTGCATCCATGTTCGCGCTCTTTCCAAGCTCGCCGCACTCCTTCCGGCCGCCCTGAAACGAATAGCCCTGCGCGCCGATATCGTTGCGCACCTCGATACTCGTGATCGAGGCCGAGCCCCAGCCCTTCTTCGCGTCGAGCCATAGCGGATAGCACGCGCCCATCTTTACGAGAAACTGATATACGTCCTCGCGCTTCACAACTGGTTTGCGTATGCTGATTTTCAGCACCCCATCATCGATCGTCGCCGAGACGATCGCGAACGGCTTCAGGCTCTGCGGGCAACTCGCCCGCATTGGCGTTGAGTGCGCAAAGATACAGTGCGGCGGTAACCCACTGCCAAGGCCCGTTGTATTTGTTTCATGTGTCAGCTTTTCTCCTATGGTTGTCGGTTGACAAATTCATACGGCATAACCTGCTTCTGCGCGCTCTTGGGCCAGCCGGTTTATCTGATAATGTTCACGCCGCGTTGCTCCTTTGAATGAGAGAACGGCTTTTACAGTTGAAACAAGGAACGCTTATGCCATGGTCATATCAGCAAAGCACGGGGGACCTTTCGTTTAACGGCGAACTCGTTGAACGCGGTTACTCCGGGGCTGCAACAGGTAAAAATAATCCAGCTATGCAGACGGTTCCAAACATCGGGCCGATTCCACGCGGGAATTATCAAATCGGCGAACCCCACACCTCCCATCACACCGGAACCTACACACTGAATCTAACCCCCGCTGCGGGTACCAATACATTTGGGCGAAGCGCTTTCAGGATTCACGGCGATAGCCTGCGCCGTCCGGGCACAGCGTCTGAAGGCTGCATCATCATGGGCGTTCAAACTCGCCATCGCATATGGGCGAGCGGCGATCGTCGGTTAGAGGTTGTTCAATGAAACGTGCATCTGTTTTCATACTTGTACTGGCGATGGCTTGCTCGACAGCAAATGCAAGCGCGCAAATGCGTCCCTCTGTACTAGCTAAACAGATCGACGACCACGGCGCAAAGGCAACAGTCAGCGCAATGTCGGAGTCAGAGTGGGACAACGTCCTTACCCATATCGACTCCGGCAGTGCTGCATGGATTGCCCTTGTACCCAAGCTCGCGGAAGGGACGGACGGCGGAAATTCAGAGGATCTTGGGATCGGATTGGCCTACGCGCTCCCAAAGAATGCCAAAGCTGTTCTATCTGCCATCGATCGTGACAATGGGCCAGTAATTGGCGTCAGTCGTGTTTGCTCTGTGCCGTTCATCGAAGACACCGTGAAAGACATTCCCGCGTACGTCAGGCGCGCCAAAGTGGCCTTAACCAAGGTCCGCGACCCATCGTTGCAGGACGTTAAAAAGGCCTGCCTGGCCGAACTCGAAAAGCCTTAAACGAACCGATCAGTCTGACGGGGGTGCACAGCGCCCCCTTCTTTCGATTGAATTTGGAGTGACAACGACAGACGCCCCCTTCGAATCGGCCAGATGCTGCGGTTCTCGTTATTTGCTGGCGACGCGACGGCCCGCGCTGACTTTTTCCCAGGTGGCGGCGTTTTCGTCCGTGGTAACGCATTGCTGTCGCAAGCCAGCTTGCAACACGACACTGCCGATCGAGTAGTGATTGCCGCCGTATTCGCATTGCGCCGCAGCCGGCACAGCAGACGACCGCGCGGATGCTGTCGATCGCTCCACGACGATGTATGTCACTGCTGCGACCGCTGCGATCACCCCACACGCTACAACAACCGCTCGCCAGAGCGTCGCCGGTTTTGCGGGCGCCACCGTGCCCGTTAGCACCGGCCCAAGGGACTCGGGTTGGTGCGACAAGCTCGAGCGGTCAGATGCAGTAACGGCGGTCACGTTTTCCGTAACATCATGCGTCCGCGTTTCAGTTGACTGCGCCGGTCTCGGTGTTTTCGCCTTTACTGGCGGCTGATCTGTCGAGCCATTCCGCAACCATGCGTCGAGGTAGGATGTAGCACGCTCATATAAGTCATGCGGCATCTCATCCATGCTCGAAAACTTGAACACGGCCATCAGGCGCCGATACACCATCAGCTTATCCGTGCCCGTCTTGGCTTCGATCTGGTAAACCTTGTGCGCAATCGCGCGGCGCTGGCGATCACTGATGTATTTCGTTTTCGGTCCGTTGTGAATATGGACATTCACGCTTGACTGCGCGCTATTCGACTTGACATCGCGGCCTGCCACTTGCCCGATGTCTCCCGTAAATTTCTGTTCCATTGCTTTCTTATTCTCCAACGCGGCTGGTCCCGCCGCCCTGCTTCCAACAACTCAATCTTTCTGTTCGCTCCCGCGCTTTTTCCGCGTGTTCCCCATGTTGATCGTGAACGGCGCACCCACATCGCCGCTCACCTGCTGCCCGATATTTGCACCCTCGAAGTGCTGCTGGTACTTCGCAGGCGCCGCGCCGGCCGTCAAAGCGGCCAATGCAGCCGCCCGAACCGCACTAGGCGCTTCGCGGTATCGACGCACCAAGTCCGCTTCATCTGGCGACAGCGCCGACGTATCCCGCTGGCCGGTCAGCACATAAAGGACATCGACTCCTTGGGCTGCAATCGCCTCTAGATATGAAGAGTCCGGCCGCCGCGACCCGTTTTCGTAATTGAGTTGAGTGTCCTTTGTTACTCCGCCAAGAGCAGCGAAGTCCTTTTGATTCAACTGGAGACGCCGACGCTCCTCTTTTAGCCTCTCGAAAAAGTAAGTCAATCGCCCACCTAAATTGTTGACATGTGGGCGTTTGCCCACTAGCATGATGCTTGTGCAAGGTTAATGACAGGGAGTATACCGCCATGCCTCTGAAGAAAGCGCCTACAACACGTTCGCCGCGCGGCGTGTTGTCCAGCAAGCCCGTCTATATGCGCCTGATGCCCGACGAACGTCACATGCTCGAGCAACTCGCTGGGGTCCAAAACCGCTCGACATCCAGCGTCGCGCGCCTGATCTATCTCGAAGGCGTTGAGCAATACCGGGCCAAGGTTATCGGCTCTACCGCTCAACTGCACGCAAATACTGTTGCGGGTCATTGAGCCATGAGAACCCCGGCTCGTATCGAACCCGCCCTGCGCCAGGCGCTGAACGGCCCCAGGCGCCACGACGTACAACAGACGATCGGTTGGGACGACTCGCAGGTCAGCCGCTTCCTGAGCGGCGGGCAAGGTGTCGTGATCGACAAGATCGACACGCTCGTCGCGGCCGTCGGCTTCGTGCTCGTCACACGCAAGTACCTCGACGCTGTCGCCACGCTCGGCGAGGTCGGCGTCCACTGTGAATGCGCACGCCAAGGCTACGGCGAATGCGGCAAACACTGACCCGGAGCCATTCATGCGCATCCTGAACCGCTGCCCCCACTGCCGGACGCGCGCCACGGCGCGCAGTAGCCGGGATATGTCGCTCACATTCCGCGAAGTGACATTCATGTGCAATAACCCCGAATGCGGTCACACGTATGTCGTGAATATGGAGTTCGCGCGCACGCTGTCGCCGTCGGCGATGCCGAACCTGTCGCTCAATCTGCCGCTATCACCCCACGTTCGTGAGCGGCTGGCCGAGCAGCTAGAACTGCCCGTCTAGCGTTCCTTCCCAATCCCCGTTTCCCTCGCATCGTGCCTGTCCGGCGCGAGGGACCTTTTTGCCCGAAGAAAGGAGAACTGTATGGCAACCCTCGCTTCCACTCCGCTCGTTCTGCCGTTTGATCCCGCGTCGCTGTCGATGCACGAGCGCCGTGCCTATCTGCGCGTCCTCTGGAATGCCGACATCGATCCGTTCGTGTTCGTCGGCATGGCCCACCGCCTCGGCTACGTCCTCGGCTGCCGCTGGGATTGCGAGGCAGGCATGCCCACGCTCGCGCCGACATTGACCACGCTGCACTGATTGCGATGCGCGCGCCCATCACCGAAGCCGAGCTGCGTGCCGCCTGGCAGCGCCTGCGGATGGTCGGCGACTTCGACTCGTCGATGCGTCACCGGGCTGTGCACCGCGTGGTGGAAAGCGCCGCACGCGCCATGCAGGCACGCGAACACGACCGCCGTCGCTATGACGCGAAGCGTCGAGCCGCAAACGATCGCGACGAATAACCCGACTCCCGCGCCGACCGCCGGCGCCACCACAAGGAAACCGCCATGAAAACTTACGTCTTCGGCCTCGGCATCTTGCTGATGCTGTCTTTCTCGCTCGCGGGCATGACGTGGACAGCCGCGCTCACGCTGCGCCGCACGTCCGATCGATTCGGCCCGCTCGCAGCCATAGCGATCGGCTTCGCGTCGTTGATCGTCCTCATCGCCGCGCTCGCGTGGTCGGTTCCAGCACGGGAGGCTGTATGAGTCCCAAGAATGCCCACCAGGATACGACCATGCCTCACGATGCTGCGCTCATGGCGGCAATCGTTCGGGCGGCTGGCGTGCTGCGTTTCGATAGCCGGCCCGGCAGTCTGGAGCGTCAATGCACCATTGGCCTCTTTGTCGCCGCATTGAGCGACCGACTTGCCCTCGCGTTCCCGCACTCGTCGGACGCTCTGAAGGCCGTCGTATTCAGTCCGGCCACGGACAGCAACCCGGTCGAAACGTCTATTCCCAAGTCTCAGCAACGCGTATAACCATGGCCTCGATTGAAGAACTCAAGCAACGCGTCGATCTTCACGACCTTGCCGACCGCCTCGGACTCAAGCGCGGGCGCGGCGGCGACAAGGCGCTCTATCACTCGCCCCAGCACGAGGACAAAAGCCCGTCTCTGTCGATTTACCAGAATCACCCGAAGCACGGCACCGGTTGGCGCGACCATAGCGCCGACCAGGGCGGCTCCTGCATCGATCTGGTGATCTTCGTGCGCGGCGGCACCGTCTCCGACGCGATCCGGTTTCTGCATGAAGCCTACGGTATCCCGTTCGACCGGCCGGCCACGCCGGCGGATCGCCGCGAGAAATCGACGGTGGAATTCATCGCCGATCGATGCCTCGCCGAACGCGTCCGCGTGCGCGACTACCTGACCGGCCGCGGTATCTCGGACGCTGCGATCGACGCCGCGATCGCTGCCAGAACGCTTGGCTTTAACGACTGGACTAGCTCCAAGGCGCAGCCCGGCGAAGTCGGCCACGGCGGGCCAGCCGCCGCATTCATCGTCCGCACACTGAATCCGGGTCACGTCGTCGCCGTCGACATGCGGTATCTCGATCCGACGATCAACGGCGGCGTCAAGACGCAGACGCAAGGCGACAAGTCCGGCTACGGCTGGACAGCCGACGCGCGGCGGCTCGACAAGGCGAAGCGGGTAATCGTCGTCGAAAG